TTGTCGTTATCCGAATCACCGTTGGTTGTTAGTCCGGTGGTAGACAATGCAGCTGATATCCACTCTGGTACATCATTCAGTGATGTTGATAGGCTTGCAGTGCCAACTACTGGGTCTGTAAGGGTAGTGCTTACGCTGTAGTCGCTGAAGGTATCCTGACCACCGTATGAGCCACCGGAGCTTGTAACCGTACGGGTGCCGCCATCGTAGCCGGTAACAAATACATCGAGGTTGTCCGGATATGCTCCCTCCCATGCTCGTATCCTGCCAACAATCGAGACAGCACGAGCAAGACACACCGTGGTGCTGATGGTTCCAGAACCAGACTGGTATATACCAAACGCATCAACCTCACCCTCTAACGATAATGACCACTCAGTAGCCGACTGCATCCCCTTTGTTTGGGCGTGTGTTATATCCGGTACGGTGGTTCCGTTTACCTTGATGTTAGTGACACCGAAGTTGTGTGTTTGTGGCCCGGTACAAAATCCGGAAGCACTTAGTGATGCTTTGTAGTTTGCTGTTTGCCTTGTAGCCGATACGGTATTTGTAGCCGTGACTGTTGACCCACCTACAGAAAGACTACAGGTGGCGGTACTTCCAACCGTTGAACGTTCGTACCAAGTGTAAGAGGTTAGGCTTGGGAATCTAGTTGGTGCGACAGATGATGAAAACGATGCTTCGGCAACGTCCCAAAGTTTATCGGTTCCTACGCTTGCGCTGAATGCTCCGGCATACGTTGCCGAACCATAGGCAAAGTAAGCGGTAGATGTTCCTGATGCAATCGTTACCGTTGTTACTTGCGTGGCACCGTGACCGTTGTTTACTGTAACAACCGCCTGTATATCCCATCCCCACGTGGTTGAGTTGATGCCATAACTAATACCATCTACAGCTATGGAGCCGGAAAAGCCTAGGTGATTGCTGAATGTAAAGTCGGTGTACTTATCTAGGTACTGATCCTCCCATGTTGGCGGAATCGCAATGCCTATAGGGTTGATGAAAGTGATGGTCACGTCTTGCGTGTGATCCATTGCAAGCGTGGATGTACGGGTGCCGTCAAGGTATGGCATTAGATTTTCTGCCCACGGTAAACGGCTTTGCGTACGCTAAACCCGGATGTCTGCTCGGTAACAAAGTCAATCGATGGGATACCGATAATGCGGTAATCACCCTTGGTGGTTGTGCCGTCAGGCTCCATGATACGCACCACATCACCAAGCCATAAAGGACGGTTGTTAGATGACAAAACCAATAGATCCGATTCCCACTCGATAAGAATACGCCCCGTAGTCAACCGGCTGTATAGGATGTCGCAAGCAGCATCAACAGCATCCTGTGTCGTTAGGGTTGGGTCTCTTAGTTGATACGGTACTGGTCTACCCCTCCAGTTGTAGGGTCTGCTGGCAGGTGCCGTGCTTGCAGTCTCTGCAGCACCGTCTACCAGTGACTTTGTGATGAACAACCCGGTTGCTGGGTCTTGCCCGACAACCTGAACCTGTGTGGCTTCCGGTGTCTCGTAGTGGCTTGACATAGCCCGTACAACCCGCTTAGGGCGTAGTACTTCAGTTACACCTGCCGTGGTTGCAGCTGCAATGCTTTGGTATAGCGTAACGGCTGGAGTTGTTGTAGCCAGTGCCGGGTCAATCCAATAATAGATGTAGCCGGATGTAGAGGGCATCCAACCGGTGATGTAGTTAGCAGCGTAATCATTCTTCAGTTTGTCAAGGTAACCACCAACCGTGTCGAAAAAGTCAGGAGCCAAAGCATACTGACCCTTAGAAATGTTAGGGCTGTAAGGCAAGTCAATAGATGGAAAGTCACCACCAAGGTAAGGTCCTGAGCCATCTGGATAACCTGCTATATCTAGCAAGTCCAATAAAGCACTACTGAAAAGCAAACCATCATAAGGGTAAGACTCAACGATGTAAGCAAGGTCAAAGTCACGGCTACGGTCTTGCCCAGCATAAACAAAGACCGACCAGTCCCTTGTCGTATCGCCTTGCTCGTATGTAATCTCTGGAGGTGTAAGGGTGCCACGGAATACGTCGATGTATGCAGGTGTAGGCGTTGCTCCATCGCTTAGGGCAATCCGGATAGGTCGATCTGAAGTAATCTGCGGTTGGTCTACTCCGGCATCCGTGATGGGCTTCCTACGGGTTGTAAGTGAGCAAGTAGCCCTGCCGTCATCGTCTACGCTGATGCTCACCCGCTCAACATCGCAGGTGATGTCTACCGGATCATCGGCGGTTGAACCAGCAGGAGGTTGATAAACCATATCAACTTCATAGAATCCGTACGTTGCCGCACCGGTTGCACTTGTAAGGCTTACCTTTGCCCGTACGTTAGTGATGACGCCGTTAGGCGTGTATGCGGTCAGGTCATCCTTTACCACGCTGTAGGAAGCGGATGCCGTGCCGGTGCCTATCTGGTCGTAAGCAAAAGTATCAGTGAAGGTCGCACCGGTGGGAGGTGCATACCGTAACTTCTTCACCGGGCTGACGGCATAACCTGACGTAGCAAATTGCAACTTTGCCAACTGAACGGATGCTTGCCCAGCAGGTACCAACCAAGAGAACGCGGCGGCAGGTGTAATGGTATTACTTGTCAATGCCGATAAGTCACCAAAGACATGACTAAAAGCCAAGCCGTTAGATGCAACCACGACAAGCTCCCGCCGTCGGCAGGGAATCATCATGATGGTAATGAACTGGGAGTTTACCGAGGATAAAAAAGCAACGTTAGCAGTTGGTGCTATGTTGGAATCATTCTTTTGATAACTACCAACTAGCACCCCAGACTTGTACACCTGTGCGCTTCCGTTAGCCCCAAACCAGACTTCTACAGAGCCAGCCGAACCAACGCCCCACCCTGCCTTTAGAATCGTGCTATCGTCCGAATCCTTTAGCCCCGGTACATAGAGCGACAGATAGGCTGATTGGTTAGCACTCCATGCCGTGGTGAGCGTTGCCCGCTCGGTAACGTTGAGGCTTTGCAGGTAGTAATCACCTGATGCTTTGATCTGCATCTGCTTCCAAGATGCCGCCGTGGTTAGCGTGTAGTCTGTCTTCTGAAATCTTGCATAGTTGCCAGCGTAGGTTGTACGCCATGCCGCCGTAGTCGGTAGCGGAGCAAGCATCAAGGTAAGGGTAGTAGGGTCAAGCCAGACACCGCTACTCTTGGCTAAGTCCCATGTAGTGCCGTCAGCTGCAACAACCAACCGTCCCTTCTGTGGGCGTGGTTCCGGGCAGTCGACTTCGATCAATAAAGGCCAAGCGTTCGCCATCAGAACCTCTTCATAATTCCGGGCGTACCGTTGCGCCTTGCTTCATCACGGATAACAGATCGAACTGCTCGTTCCAACTCAGTACCGGCAGGTATCAAGCCACGGTTACCACCGCCCATGAAATCACCCATCCGGATACCACCACCACCACCGACAGCCATCTCTGCAGCTGTAACGCCCATCTGCCCAAGTTGCCCACCACCGAGCGTCTCACGGCGTAGTGTAAGAGCATCTGCCGCTGTCTTGGTATTGTCTGCAATCCTGCCAATGTTGTCAGCGATTGACGGTCCACCTAAACCACCACCGATACCTTGAGCACCACCGTAAATCATGCCACCCGGTAAACCTTGAGGGCCGAGCATATCTCTGATGGCTCTGCCGTATTCGCCAGCCAAGTCAGGGACAGCACCAGCGGCAGGCATTGGGAATCGTGGGGTGATGTAGTTCCACTTTGGCGCCTTGGTTTCTGGTGCCTGTAGTTCGTTTTGCCGTGTCTGCAAGATTGACTTTACATTGTCAGGTAGGATTGGCTCAAACTTGAAAAGGAAGGATGAAAACTGAGAATCCAAGAACTTGACCAAGTCTTGTATTTCAGTCTGTAAGTCACCGAATGTATTCTTGAAAAAGGCTTTTATGTTGTAACCGATGTCACCAAAGAACGTCATTACAGCAGGGCCAAGCTCCTGCAATATGCGGGGTAGTTGGGCAAAGAATGCTAGCAGGTTAGCGGCTACGTTTATCATCGCTTGTTGGAAGTTACCACCCGGCCCAAATGCACCGATGACACGGTTTAGAAAGTCTTGGATTACACCAGACTTACCGATAGCAGAGAACACCTCACCTATCTGTCTACCCATCTCAGCGACACGCTCAATCAAGCGCATTGAGCCACCTTCGGCACTGCTGAAGATGTCAAGGATGCCACGACCAATCGGTAAGAAGGCTTGCTCTAGCGCATCCTGTAGATTCTCAAACGTAGTCAATGCAGAACTGGTAGCCTTCGGTAGTTGCTCAAGCCCTGCAATAATCTTGCCTATGGCAACGTCGGCTGACAACCCCATCTTTTGAATGGCTTCAGTTGATGCCGTGCCAAAGGCAGAAACCAACACCTGTCGGATCTGCGGAACACGCTCGGCTATCTGGTTGATTTCCTCAGCTGAGATTGCGCCCTTGCTGGCTATCTGACCAAGGGCAAGGATGACCCCGTCCAGTTCTGATTTGCCTTTACCAACCAATGCAAGCGCATTGCCAAAAGCCATCAATGCCCGTTCGGATGTTTGAGCAGATAACCCTGCGGCTTCGAGGTTTAGCACACCCGCACGAACCTCTGTAAGCCCCAATCCGGGGAGTTTCGCTATCTCCTTGAGTCTACCTAGTTGGGTTTGAAGTTCTTCTGCATTCTTCGCATATGCAGCCAAGCCACGAACCTGTGAGTCATAAGCCATTGCAGCTTGTACCCCGGTTACGGCAGCGAAAGAGTTTTGTGCTAACTCGAATAGCCGGGTAGCATCTGCTGCAGTGCGGATTGCTTCACCAACACTTTTAGCCGACTGCCCAACCCGGCTCAAAGCACGTACAGCAGCGGCTTCACCAACTACAGAAATCTTAGCCGTCAGTTCCGCTACTGTCATGGTTACCTGCCTCCGAACAACGCACCCAGCATTTCGACCTGTTGCTTTTCAATCTCTTGTCCGATCATAGCCACCTCGGCTATTTGGTCAAGGGTTAGGTCGGTCTCTGACGGGTGCCGGTTGAGATACTTCACGGTGTAGTAAGCAACCTGACTTGCTACACCTCTAAGGCGTTTTTTGCTTCTTTTACCCGACCCTGTAGGTCATCGGTCGGGTACCAAGAAATGAACTCCCCAAGGATACGAAAGAACGTTTGTTTACTGGTTCTAGCCAAGTTACCAAAAGCCCGTAGAGGTGATTCTTCTGAGCTATCAGTAGGGTCTGCCACATAGCAACGACCAAGCAAGTAGATCTGGTAAAGCATCGCTTCAGGAAACTCAGCAAATGCTACACGCAGTGATCCAAGTTCTTTTGCATCAGGGAAGAGGTCTGCCGCCTTCGGTTCACGGAAGCGGAGTTCAGCGCCGTCACCAGCGACATCGGACAGGTCTACGATAAGTAGACCCTTGTCCGTGTCTTTAGGTATTTGTTTTAGGGATTGAAGTGCCATGGCTTAGTGTACTACGACCAAGCAGTAGTCACGCCATTCGCTCCAAGGGTTATCGTTGCCGACTCGGTAAGCGCTTCCTCGTTTGCAACGTTGAGACCAGTACCAGTTACAACGCCTACAAAGGTCTTAGCGGTAAGTGTCCCCGGCGTAACTACAATCTGGCAGTAGTAACCGTCTTTGCCAAAGAAGATAGGGTTTACAACGGAATCAACCAAGAACTCAACTTCAACGCTGCCGTTAGCCTTGGTGACCTGTGCTTTGTTCTGAGCATCACAGAGTGCGCTAACATCCACGGTATTGACCGATGAACTGAAGCGTACCGAACGAGCAATACAGGTGTAGGTTTCAGCGGTGAAGGCTGAAGGCGTACCGTCTTGATAGCCGCCAAAGGCCACCGTGACAACACAGTTTTCACCGATAAGGGCAGATGTACGTGTAAAAGGCATATGTTACTCCTATTGCTGCGTGACAAAACGATACACCGCCGTCACTCCGAAATCAGTGCGACCACCACTTTCCAAACCGAACGTTTGAGCAGTTGATTCCCGCCTAACATAAAACCTTGGCGTGGTGCTCGAAACGTGAATGTTGTCTAGTAGTGTGTCAATACGGGACATGATGGTAGCAGAGCTTGCCATCGATACCGCACCTGTAGCAGTATCCCACACGGTGATTCGATAGGTCGGGTACGTGAAGACCCGGCTACCGCATAGCGTGTCTTGGTCTTGCCCAGCACTACCAGCACGATCAAAGACCACATAAGGTGTAACCGGTTGCTTGCGTGAAATCGGGTCTATCTGTGGAGCAATGGTGTTATAAATTGCCATCTGGAAACCGTTAGGTTTGTTATCAGGAGCAAGTAAACCCATCAAGGTAGCATCACCGGTTAGAGTTTCGTAGATCCATTGCTCAATGACCGCTGGTTCAAATGCCATTACTTGTTACCCTTCAGAATAACTTTTACCGCAGCTTGAAATGATGGCGCTACCTTTTCAACTGCTGGACGCAGGAACGGGCGAGCCGGTACGTGGTTACCAGCCTTTGACATCCAACCAAGTTCCAGCGGTATTCCATACTTTGCATTCACGCGTACCTCGGCAGATGTCTTGCCGGTCATCTTGTTGTAAATGCTTCCAGCCAGAATACCGGTGTCGCTGTTAGGTGGAGTGCCGGGAGGGCTTGACCAGTGCGGATGTTCTTTACGCCCCGGATACTTTTTGTATTGCCCACTCGACATCTCTATGCTTTGTTTTGCGTTGCCTTCGATATCAGCTGCAGCATTACCTACAGCAACAGAAAGTTGGCGTAGATTCTTTTGGTAAGAATCTAGCCTTACTTTCTTTAGGCTTACCGACATCTTTATCACGGAGCAAGAACCTCTATCTCAAGCGGACCGAACCTGCGTACCGTGGTACTTACCGTGAAGGATACGGTTATCCGAATCATCGCTGCAGTAGGATATGCCGCAGGGTTGAGAATGCTTAGAATACCTTGTTGGCTGTACTGCTTCGTAAGGGTCACAGATCCAGATGGAAACGTATACGTGGACCCCGTAGCAATGTTGGTAAAGGTTACGCCTAGAGTGCCAGTGGTAATGTCGACCGGGCTTCCCAGTTCGTCCACCAAGCGGACAACGTAGGAGTGCCAGTCTCCGACCCATGCGGATACCTGTAGTACCTGCTGAGGGTCTTCGGTTAGATCAAAGATTAGTGCCATCAGATATCCCTCACATAGATGCGGAGTGGGCCAAAGACTTGCGTGTCGTTTGCCGTTGTTGACCTTGTGATCGTAGCCGTGTAAGTCCCAGGGACGTTAGTAACCGTCGTGTCAATCGTAAATGTTGCCCTGCCATCAGCTGCATAGGTTGCCGTACAGGCGTAAGTGTCAACCAGCGTAGCACCTGAGTTGTAGACCTTAGCCGTAACCGTTGCACTCGTTATGTCGATTCCTGCGCCGTTGTTGTCTACGCACTGGATATCGATTCCGTGCTGTGCGCCCGTCTGGATGTCCAGCGGATCAGAAGCCCCAAGCCCGTCAGCCCGTACCTCAAACGGCCCCATGCGAACAAGAGCGGCAGAGGTTACCGGGGTAACGAGTTCAGCGTTCACGTACTGCCCGAATGTACCGGCTGTTACATGGCTTGCCCTTGCTTCATCCCAGACCGCTGCGGCTGTCTGCGCTGCCGTCAAGCCACCAGATGAAAGCGTGACGGTCAAGACTGCTCCATTCGTACCAGCAGCACCACGCACCACGATAGTCACATCTGAAGCACCAGCGGCAAAAGCGGCGTTAGGGACATCAAGCCGATACACGCCCGGCACTAGGGAGGACGATATCTCAGCAAAGCCACCAGAAGTCCACGCGCCTGTAGGTGTCTGCGTGACCAGCGTTATAGCCACCGGTGCCGACTGGTTGCGGACGTAGTAGGCCGCTAGACCGGAGGTGTTGAATACTAGCCCTGTAGCACCGAGGTAGAGTTCGATGCTTTGTGAGGTGGAGCCGGGAGCGATGGTGATGGCGGATGCGTTCCGCTCTGCTGGAAGGTATGGACTCACTCCACCGATTGCGCGATAAGTTGCTGGGCCTGCATCTGGGCTTGTACCTGTCCACGTCACACCATACATGTCTGTTGCAGGTGCGCCTGATGCTGTACCGAACGATGCATTCGGACTACCGCTAACCGAGGAATATGGCTGGATATTTGTAAAGCCAGTCAATAGACTTTCAAACATATCGCTACCAAGGATTCCGCCTGTTGTGCTTCCAGTTCCAGCAGATACACCACTCAAAGATGAAAATGTATACCGATTATAACTACATAAAATGCCGTTAGTAGAACTATTGAAAATTGCAGAAGCACCAGCAAAAATACAATTCTTGATTACAATTGGATTCGATGTGCTCCACGTACTGCTAAAGTTTACAAATTCAGCACCATAAAAAAGACAGTTCGATACAAAACCGCCAGAAGCAGCTCCTGAGTTAATAAGAATTGACCTTGCTGCCGCACCTGTGTTGATAGGCATAATAATGCAGTTGAGAAACTGCCAAGGGCTTACTGTTGTATTTGTACTCGTTAATGTAGTCGAATATGCAGGTGAGCCAAGTAAGACGCAACGCTGGAAAGTATGCGACCAAGGAGCCGCCACGCTATTTGTGGCAGTGATTGAACCATAAAAGATACAGTTTGAAAAAGTAAAGTAAGTACAAGTGGTTAGTGTCAATACGGTTGAAGATGGCGTAATGCGATCAAAGATAACGTTAGACCACTCGATGTAATCTTTACTCGTAAACGTTAAAATCTGTGCTCCTGTACCAGTTGAAATGTTAGCCGCAGCAGTAACTCTAACAGCACCAGCAGTGCCAAATATTGCACCAGCAGTATCACCAATAAAACGAACAGGTGAACCAGAAGTACCTGATGCACCTCCATAAGTAATGCCAGAAATGCCGGTGTAGTTACCAGCGGCGATGTAAATCGTATCGCCAGCACCAGCACCAGCGAGAGCATTAGTCAAGCTTGTAGGGAGTGCAAAAGTCCCCGGATACGTTGCTGTGCCTGTTGCCGTTACATAAGCAGTTGCCATTATTCAGCCGTACCCCCTACGATTTGTTGAGCCATAACTTGCATGAATGTCTGCACGATACTCAGTTGAAAATCGTAATCTTGTTGAACCCACCACACATTGACAGAGGTTCCGTCAGGTCCGAACGTGCCTAATAGGTTGCCATCGAAATCATACATGTCGCCAAAAACACGCCAATCGGTAGACGGTGCTGGCTCCTTCACAATACTCGGATTTTGGATTATCATTTGCCCACCTTCAGGCTGTTCACTTGCACACCCTTGAAAGGCATCGTGAGGAACGCCAGCACACTACTCACCGCAGCGGAGACCCCAGCCGCTACCGCCTTGCTTCCGTAGAGTGCCATCACAGCGCCCAGCTCGGCAACATCCTGCGCTTGTGCTGTACGGATGCCATCACCGAAAACGGAAGTAAATGCAGCTACGAAAGCCACGATCACAACGACCACCAACCGCTTGATACTGATGCTGTTCATTGCTTCGCCTCCAACTTTGTAACCTGCGTTTTCAGTTCACCGGTTGCAGTTTCCAACCTACCGATGCGATGCCCGTGGTCTTTGATCGTCGCAGTGTCTACCGCTCCACGCTTGTCCATACGGTGGAGGAACTGGATGATGTAGACCAGTAACGAGATAACAGCACCCGAAACGCTGATGCCTATCGTAGTCCATTCCGATGCTGTCATGATGTACGCTCCACCAGCCCTACGTGCTGTACAAGTAATTCTGTCTGCCCAAAGTCTGTCCCGATCACATCGTAGTATTTTGAGTCATCACCCACCCGGTAGACCCGGTCTTGTGGCATCACATCAGCCCCTACAGCAATGATTAGCGTCCATTGTGCAGATGACTGGATGCCACTGCCTATGATTGATTCTGTGTCGCTCTGGTTGGTTAGCCTGCCGTTGTACTCGGCAACCTTGCGCCACGTCTCAGTAGCACCACCACGGCCATCTTCGGTAAGGGTGAAGCGGTGTATTTCTACACGGTCTTGGCACAGGTTTCGTACCATGCCAGCGCTCAATGTGGCGCGGAGTATCGGACTCATGCGAACACCACCGGTCTAAACTTGTCTGCCATGGTTAGGCAGTTCTGCATCAGTTGGGAAAGCTTTACGTCGCTCGTACCTTCTTTAGAATCGATGTCTGCGGCTACCCTTGATGCTTTGATCAGCCATGCTTGACGGGTTGCTGTGCGAACATCGTAGCGCTCGGTATTGATTGGACCTTGGTCTACCCACATCAGGGTTGGGTTACCGGTGCCATCTTCCAGCGTAAAGCCCTTGACTTGGTAGGGAGCATAGACAGGATAATCGGGTTGTGTCGTGCCTGATGTTCCAGCAACTCGGCACTCGTAGACCCTACCATTGGGCGTTGTAGGGACTACACGGTCACCTACTGCGTAAGTGGTTGAAGCTGCCCACGTGGTGAATCGTGAGAAAGAATCAAGGATTGAGCCAATGTCCGTA